AGTAGAGCAGACTGGGGCATGTCTACTAATCTTCAGGCTACATTTGACTTGATTCTTAACAGTGCTGTTAGAGAGTCATTACCTGAATCTGAAATGCCAACCAAACTACTTATCATATCTGATATGGAGTTTGATGAAGCGCAGAGAGGCCACACAAACTTGGATGCAATCCGGTTGAAGTATTCTAATGCAGGATACAAGATGCCAGAGATTGTATTCTGGAATGTGAACGGCAGAATGGGTAATGTTCCTGCATCCGCTAAAGATTCAGGCATTGGTCTTGTATCTGGTTTCAGTCCTTCAATCTTGAAGGGAGTGTTGAAAGGAGAAATCTATTCACCACTACAACTGATGCTAGATACAGTAGATACTGCACGGTACTCCTGTATTGGAACTGAATAAGACTCGGGGTTGGTAGCACCTGGCAACAGAAGCTACCATATTTTTTATGTTGAATGATTTTAAATTATGATTATGAAAGAACAAGTACAAGCTAGATTTTTAAAGCTAGCATTAGATTTAATGAATGACCAACAGCTAAGAAGTATGGCAGCAGAAATAGAAGAAAGAATGGACTATCTAAAAACTTATTTGATGGAGCATTCTGAATCTAGTGAAAGTGCAGAAATAGTTAAAGAGGAGTATAAAACTCTCAAAGATTTACGTAGTTATTTTGTTATTGATTTAAACTCAATTGTATAATGGAAGATTTGATTAAAGCCCACGGTTGGGAAATTTTACAGCAGAATCTCTTAGAGATTAAAAACAGTAAGTACTTACTAAGTGTAGTACCAGAGTATTCTTTCTATAAGAGAGATGAAGCTGGTCTTATACACCGGTGTAAAGAGCCTCAGAATTTAGTACTTAATTGTGCTCTCATGTCTCCAATAACTGAAGGAGATGAGACAGAATACAAAGCAGTTATGTATTTCAACATATCATCAGAAGAAGAATTTTATGATTTTATGATTGAAATGCAAAAAGAAGTTATCTTAGAGAAATCAAATTTAGAGAAAGTAGATTTAAACAACGCAATATGAAAAAGTTAAACTTTGCAACAAGAGTATCAGTAGCAGTACTACAAAGAGGAGACAGCACTGGATCAGCAGTTAATGAAAGAAACAGATTACAAGCTGAGATTAATAGTCATCCGGTTAAAATTGACAAGTCTGTATTTCAGAAGACTGAGCATGAAAAAGAAGAGCTTAAGATAGAGAAAGCTCATTGGAAAAAGAAACTAAAAGCTAGAGAGTTATTTACTTGACACTTTTTACTCTCTATAGGTAAGGGTTGGTAACTCCGTAAAAGTTGCGTGTATTTAATGGATTAATAGTTGTAGGTAAGTTCAGGCAGGAGAAGAGAGTCCTGCCATTTTTTATTAATCAATTTATAGTATATGGAATCACTTATAGGAAACTTAAGTATTACTAATACTGATCTACAAAGAATATTAGAAGGAATTATTGATCAAGATGGAGTACACAATGATAGAGGTATAAAGCTTCTTTTAACGGGTATGTTAAAAGAAAATCCAAATGCTTGTCAGTGGCTTACTGCATTTATGTTAGGTAGAGACATACCTTACATGCCTCCAGTAGGATCAGTTGGATATATAAAACTAGAAACTATACAGTACTACAGTTGGCATCGTAGTTATGAAAGCTCTGTGTATAACAAACAAGGTTATATTCCTTGTACTGTAGATGCATTTAAAGGTCTTCATGCATATAGTCCAATATCAATTACTCTGCCTTCATTAGATGGTAGTGAAACAGTATTACAAACAAGTGTAGGTCTTGATGAATTCTACCCACTTAAAGGTGTAGATTATTATGATAAAGATTGGGAATTACCGTTTTAAAGGGAGTATATTCTGCTGATATACTTTTCCAGACCAAATAATGCAAGGGAGAATTGAAATATATTCTCCCTTTATTATTGTTTAGCTATATATTGCTATAAAAATGGTCAGGTATTTACTATAAGGGTTTAAATGTCATATATTTAACCTTATTTGTATAAAGTGTATTATCAACTACCCAACGGTAAAACTGTCTATCTCACTATAGAAGAATATCTGTCACTATCAGATGGTGACATCCAATATCTTATCTCCTTAGATTATGGTGAAGCTGTATTAAATCCCTTTAGAGGCTCCGCAGTAGATAACAATGAATCAGAAAAAGTATATGACTTTGATTATCTAAACACTGATGATGATGAGCCCGTACGCGGAATAATATCAGATGATGATCCATTTGATGAGATAATAGACTTGTCAGACAACCTGGATACATAGTACTAAATTGCGCAATAAGTACTATTTAACTTACTACTAGTATGAGTAACTAGTGGTATAGTATTCTACACTCAAAACAATCAATCACTTATTTATTTATCAAAACTTAAAGTCATGAATAACTCAAGAGTTAAAGTGGTAGCTGATGCTACAACAGGAGCAGTAATTAATGCATCTCCAAACAATCCAGATTACGGGTATGTAATGTTAGAACAAATTAGACTTGTAACAGATGAGAAGCAATTCTTACGCAAGAAAAGAGTAACAGCCCTTATTCAAGGTGAAATATCTTTATTGAATGAAGCAGGTTTTTATGGAGGTCAAGAATTACCAGGTGTAATTGCGGTTAAAGAAAAGCTTGTACCATTTAATACTAAATTCCCTGAGAAGGATCTTAAAGTAGCAGGAAGTACAGGTATAGTATGCAGATTTACTGGTGTAGTAAATGATGTAGAATATACAAACTCTCCTATTTACCGCAAGAATATTTATTTTGCTAATCCAACTGAATTGGATGAGCCTATAAAACATACAAATATTGAAGAAATCAAGATGGCTTATGCAATAGATACTAAATCTAGCGCAGTTAAAGCAAATTCAGATTTTGACAACCTATAATTTGTAGTATAAGGGGAGATGATTATAATGTCATTTCCCCTTATTTTTTATTTATGATTAAATGTATAACAATGGAAAAGTTAAAAAGCAGAAAAGAAAAATTTGAGTATACTGGTAGCTTAGCTGAGTATCAATTGATGAAACCTAAGAAAACATACATGGAGTATGAGGTAGATCAATACAACAGCTATCAGAATTACTTATACAAGAGAGCACTATATGGTCTTAATGCTCTTGATCAAAAAGAACTTGCTACTATGTGTAGTAAAAAGAAACACAGGATAAACAAAGTTTATCTTAAAGGTCAACAAGTAATTAATGTTTACAAACAGAAGATAACTATTGCTTATAGTAATTTTATCTTCAAGACTATGTTTCCTAATAGTCCTATCACTGATTTCTTAGTGCAGGATGCAGAAACTGATGTAAACTTTAAAAATACTTTAACTTTTAAAGATTTAAACATCTCTAAAGATCAGATTATCAGTATCTTTATGGAAGAAGGTATCCTACCTAAAAACTTTATGAGTATCTCTCATGATCCAAATCAATTACCAAGACTAAAATCTAAAAACTAATAAAATAGTAATACTTGAAGTATGAGATTCTTTAAAAACTTGATAATGATCCTGCTATACGTATCTACGGTAGCAGGTATCATTGGATTACTTAAGTATTTTACTTGTTATCCTTATTTAAAATGAACGCTATTAAAGTCATTGAGCTACGGGCTCAGTATGAAGTTCTTTCTAATATTGAAGAAATGTTTGTACCTAAATCTAAACATAAAGTTGCTAAGTATGTAGACAAGAAGATGCGGGAAATACTGAAGGAATTGGAGATTAAAAACTTTAAATCAGAGTAAGATGAAAACAGCAGTAGAATGGTTGGAATTTGAAATAAACAGAAGAGGACCAAAAGAAGATAATCCACCACAATGGCTTAAAGAATTGTATGAACAAGCCAAAGAAATGGAAAAGAAGCAAATAATAAATGCGTACTGGGATGGATATATAAAACCATATTCTCAAGAAATGATAACAGAGGCAGAACAATACTATAACGAAACCTTTAAATCAGAGTAAGATGCCAGATATAGCAATGTGCAAAAATGAAAACTGTCTTCAGAAAAAGACATGTTATAGATTCACAGCTGTACCTAGTAGATATCAGCAAGTATATGGTGATTTTAAGCCTGATGAAACAGGTAAATGTGAGTATTTTATTTATAAACCAAAAAAAGAAGAATGAAAAAGTTATTGAATTATTTATTTAGTGATAAAATGTATTTTATCCTAGTAGTATTATCAGGTGCATATTTTGTACACAGAGGTAATTACACTATCGCCTTTATGGAGTTAGTACTTATTATTATGTTACTACTTAAAAAAGATAAAGCATGAAAAAGAAAGTTATCATCAGCAGTGTAGTAGCAGTAGTACTAATAGTAGTAGTACTTGCTATTAATGAAAGAAACAAAGCTGAAGCAGCTAGAAAGTCTAATGATGCATATATTGATGCTCTTAACAAGAGATGGCAAGAAGAAGATGCATACTTTGAATCACTTAAAAACAAGTGATTTCTAAAAAGAAAGTCTGTTCTGGTTGTAATACTGAACAATATATTTGGAAGCGGCACCTTGGTCAACCATTTTGTAAATCATGCTGGAGTTGCCACGAAAGTAAAGATAAGCCAAAGACTAAGGTCCCTTCCAAATTAAAACAGAAATCAGATAAGCAAAAGGCTATTGACAAAGCATATACTCTTATGAGGAAAGAATATCTGACTAAACATCCTATGTGTGAGATTAAACTCCCGGGATGTAATGGTCAAGCATGTGATATTCATCATACAGCGTATAGAGGAATAAATACATTAGCTCAAGCTACATGGCTAGCTGCCTGCAGAGAATGCCATGACTGGTGTCACAAAAATCCAAAGGAAGCTAGAGAACTAGGTTACTTAAAATGATTGTATATGATTAAGAAAATAGTAAAAAATCACACAAATTGTAAAAAGTGTGGTGTAGAACTGATTGAAAGAAATAGTAGACTATCTACATATGACAAAGACTCTGGTCTTTATTTTGTTAGAAGTACTTGTAATCATTGTGCAAGAAAAGCTAAGTTTTGTACATATAAATATGAAGACTCTGAATTAGAAAAAATTGCTGCTAAACAAGCTATGATACTACATAATAAAAGTTACTACAAAAGAATCATTAAACCTAAAAAAGAGGTTTGTAAGATTCTATATGTAGAACCAACAGAATGTAAACAATGTGGTGTTGAGCTTTGTGACAAAAATGAGTTGTATATAGTTTCAGAGGTTAACCATAAAAGTGCAAAGTGTAAGACTTGTACATATGACTATAAAAGTTGTAAAGTAGTTTACCCCAATACAACACTTCAAGAGTTATCAAAAATTAAGAATAAACGATTAAATCTTAAGCTTAATAAGGTAAGAAATCCTGAAGTGTACAAGGAAGCACTTAAAGCTACTTTTACAAAAAACAAAGATAAATATGCAGCTATTCAAAAAGTTTATGCACATAAACAAAGAGTTGAGTTAGGTGATGTTTATGTAAAAAGGCGTATTGTTTCTAGTTTTAAATTTGGTGTTAATAATGTAACTCCTGAATTAATTGAAATTAAAAGAAAACAGTTAGAATTAATAAGAACAATTAAACAAATAGAGTATGAGCAAAGTAAATACAAAACAGATCAAGGATGTTGCTGACAAATCAGAAGAGATTGGCAACAAAGCGTATGAAACATTTGTAGAAAAAGGTAAAGTAGAAGCTGGGAAGCTTGCAATTGCTGCATTTAAGAACACTCTTTATGCAAACAGTCTACTAATTAAGAATGAGAAGATCTAACAATTTAAAAACTTATGATTATGGAAATGATTGGGAAAGAATTAAAAGTAAAACATGCAACTGATTATTCAAAATTTGCTATTCTACCAATGAATAGAGGTGTAGATAGTAAGCATGTACAAAAAATGATTGCAAGTGTCCGTAAAATGGGTGTATTAAGATGTGTGATTACTACTACTACTAATATCATTGAGGGTGTATCAAAAACTTATATTATTGATGGACAACATTTGGCTACAGCTCTTGAAAGAGAGGATATGCCAATTCCTTATATTGATATACATATTGAGTCTGAAAAAGATTTAATTGAGAAAATGGCATACTTGAATAACTCAAGTAAGTCATGGGATCTTATGAATTATATCAATGCATGGAAAATGATTGAACCAGATTATATGAAGTTGTTTAAGTGGAAAAACATGTATGACATAGAAGTTTCTATGTTAGCATGTATAGCAGCTAACATGCCTTCAATAAGATATGGAACACAACCTATTAAAAAGGGTACATTTAGGATTACTAATCCAAATGCAGAGAATATGTGTAAAACATTTAATGATATATTCTTAACTATTGGTATGGCTGATAGGTCAGTTAAGTTCCAATTTTTAAGTGCATTCATGTTAGCATATAACAGCAAATATGACCATTTAGATGTAATGGCTAATATTAATAAGCATATGAAGACTATTAAGCTTATGTCTAGTGGTGATGAAACTGGTGCTTATATTAGAAAACAAATTTTTAATTTACCAAAATGAAAGTAATATTTACAGTAGAGGCAGAGACTGAGTATGACCTTCGGGTTTATACTCAGGCTACGGCCATGGCACATTCCATATGGGAGTTTGATCAGTATCTTAGAAATGAGATAAAGTATACAGATAATCTTACAGATGAACAGTCTGAAGCTTATGAGCATATTAGAGAAAAACTCAGGGAAATACTTAATGAAAATGATGTAAAAATAGAGCTATGAAAACAGCAGTAGAATGGTTATTTGAACAAGTATGGATAACTTCAGGAGAAGATTTACCTGAACTGCTTGAACAAGCCAAAGAAATGGAGAAAGAGCAGAAGAAATGTTATCATCCATTAACAGAAAGAAAATATACATCAGATACTCATTTTGAATGTACTATTTGTGGGGATAATAATTATTAACCTTTAAATCAGGGTAATATGAGAAATGAGAAGCCCAAAGATGAAGCAACGTATTTGTATAATAGAATTAGAGCTACTGTAAATCGTGGTGATTTTTGTGGTATAAATGATCCTGAGCTTATAAAATCATTAGCATGGGAAGCAGTAGATATCATGATGGGACAGTTAGATCCAGATGAAATGATTTATTGGATGAAAGTCAAAAAGAAAATACAGAAACTATGACTAGAGATGAAATACAAGCAGCAGCATTAAAAGCCACAGAAGGTAGATCCAGATGTGGCTTAGGCTTGGCCACCGGTGTAGGTAAAACTCTGGTTGGCTTGTTGCATATGGAAAAGAATGTAACTCCCTTGATGAATGTGCTTGTAGTTGGTCCTACTAGAACTATTCTTAGTGAATGGTCAGTTCAAGCACATAAGTTCAAGAAAGACAGACTGTTAAGTCAGGTCACCTTTAGTACTTATTTAAGTCTAAATAAGTTAGATCCTTATGAGTATGATCTTATTTATCTTGATGAGTGTCACAGTATGACAGATAGTCACCGCGAGTTCTTGGATAACTATCACGGAAAGATTCTTGGCTTGACAGGTACTCCACCTAAAAGAGATGATTCAGAGAAAGGTAGAATGGTAAATGATTACTGTCCTATCATCTATGAGTATCTGGTGGATAATGCTGTAGATGACAATATCTTGAATGATTACAAGATCATAGTGCATGAGTTACACCTAGATAACAAGAACAAGTCTATGGCAGTAACAAGTGCTAAGGGTACTTTCTATACTACTGAACAAGCCAATTATAACTATTGGTGTAATAGAATAGAAATGGCTAGTCCAGGTAAGCAATCACAAATTGCACGGGTAATGCGTATGAAAGCAATGCAGACATATCCTAGAAAGGAGAAGTATGCAAAGCTTTTGTTAGAAAGTATTAACTCAAAGTGTATAGTGTTTGCTAATACTCAAGAACAGGCTGACAGGATATGTAAGGATAGTTATCACAGCACTAATTCAGAATCCAAAGAGAACTTAATTAAGTTCAAGCATGGTGAGATTACTAAACTATCTTGTGTACTTCAATTAAGTGAGGGTGTAAATATTCCTGAGCTACGCCAAGGTATCATTATGCATGCTTATGGTAATGAGAGAAAGTCTGCACAACGGATTGGTAGATTATTGCGTCTCAACCCAGATGAAACAGCTACTATTCATATCTTATGTTATATGGATACAATAGATGAGAAGTGGGTAAAAGAAGCTATAGAAGGTTATGATGAGAGCAAAATAACCTGGAAAGATTTTAACATTCCACTATAGTCATACGGGTGGACTGCTGCCCGTATGATTTTTTTTATTAATTTAACAGTATATAAAATGGTTTTGGAAAAGACACATCAGCTGATATTAAAGAATGATGATGAGAATGACTATCTATTTGTGATAGCTGCTCTCATGAGATACTGTGGTCATAGATCAGAGCAGGCAGAACAATGTGCAGTAATTGCACATAATAATGGCAAGTGTGATATTGCATCCGGTGGGTTTCTTGATATGATGGAAACTAAAACTGAGCTTACTGAGCTTGGTCTTAACGTAGAATTGAAAGAGTATGTTAAAAGTGACTTGTATTAATGACAGCAACCGTCCTAAACAGATTCCAGTAGATAAATGGATTAAAAAGGGTGAGACTTATACAGTTATTGCTACTACTATGATGAATATCCAAAGAAATAAGGTAGGAGTTAAGCTTGCAGAAATTGAGCTTGGCCAATCTTGTTTTCCTTATGAATACTTTGATGCAGATAGATTTGCTATTGCAACAGAAACACCTGTACTCAAAGAAGCAGTATTGGAAACTGTTTAAATCTAAAAAGTTTAATGTGGAAGATTACACTAAAAATGATGTAATCATAGCTCTTTCTAAAATTTCAAAGAATTCTAGACAAAGAGTACTGGTTGATCAAAGAAGTTATTTGATTGGTCTTTTAGCTTATCGGTTTATGATGACTGAGCACGGAATTGCTGATATTACAGGATTAAAAAGAGATAAAATTAATTACAATAAAAAATTAGCACTTCAGTTTTGTAATGACAAATCTTACAAAGAAAACACTTATGTTATTGCTCAATTATTTCCTTTTGATTTTGATGTTATTGAAACATCAAGACCTCATAGGTTAAAAAGAATTGAGTTAGATGTAGATCAAAAATTGTATAATAAGTTAAAAGCTGTTGGTTCAATACTTGGTCACAGTGATGTAAGAACTACAGTTAAATTGTTTTTAGAAAAAAGTGTAAAGCTATGGGAAGAATGAAAGAACTATATATGGAACTTATGCAAAAGTATGGAGAAAAATTACCTGAAGACTTTAGTCTTGTGGAATATCAACTTAAAAAGGAATTAGAATATGAAGAAATACGAGAAATTGAGGAGAGGCTTAAACAGAGTCAAAGTACAAGCAATGATGACACAAAAGGCTTGTCTGGAGATTAAGGCTCTTGAGAGATATGGTTATAAGAATCTATGGCCAGATTATGTTGAACCTGTAAATAATGAAGAAGGATGCTAAAGATATTTTTTAACAAACAAATACTGTTCCGATATGCAGTTACTATCCTGGGTCTGCTTTTAATTGTAGCACTTGTATCACTAGTTGAAAAACCTAAAGTGGTATATGTGCAGAATTGGAAGCGGATTCCTGTGGTAGTGTATAGGGATAAACCTGATATGTTTACTGAAGATAAATTAATTAATTATCTTAAAGCCCTGAATATCAAATATCCTGAAGTTGTCTATGCACAAGCTGTCATAGAATCAGGTAATTTTACATCTAAGAAGTTTATAAAAGACAACAACTTATTTGGTATGAAGAAAGCTAAAAGTAGAGCTACACTTGCTTTAGATTCAGAAGGTAATTATGCAAGATTTAATACATGGCGTGAGTCAGTAATAGATTATGCATTATATCAATCTATGTTTGTTAGAAAGATTAAAAGCAGAGCAGCTTATATTAATCATCTTTCAGATAATTATGCAACAAGTTCTACTTATAGTGAACACTTGATTCAAGTGATAAGTGAAGTAGAACATAAATTGTAAAGCATGATGGATAATTTACCAGTAATAATATTAGTAGCAGTGATTGCTATAGCATTCTATTTTTTAATGAGAGAAGATGATGTTTTTGAAGATTAATTTGCTATGAAAGCATTTTTAAAGTATCTTATAGTATGGATATCTCAAAACTTGTCTATTCCATTCTGGATGGTAGGGCATATTCATCTCATGAGTAATGTTTATGAAGATGTAATTGAGATTATAACATCACTAGGTATGAATATCCTGGTTGCAATTGGATTTATTATTGACTATTTAGACACTAAAAGATGAAACAGCTGATATTTTTAATTATTGTACATTTGTTGTACAGAGATTGATATGAATTATGGAAGAACCTTTAATGAACCTAAGACCACAGAGTGATACTGAAAAGTTATTGTGGGAAAGGCAAAAAAGTACGGAACTTACTGAAGAACTTAAAATTGTAAAAACTGATCTTGGTGCGTTGCAAATGGAACTGGAAGAGTTAAAGCATGAGATGAAGACACAAGAACTTGGTGCTCTTATTCTCAAGAATAAAAAACTTAAGCAAACACTAAAAGATAAAGAAAACAAGATTAAAGATCAAAACAAGGAGATTGAACAACTATTTGATAGAATAGTAAAGCTTCAGACTCCAAGTAAATAACTTATTGTTTATTATGATAGCCCCAGCTGATGAAGTTGGGGTTTTTTATTTTTATTAATATGATACATAAAAGAATAACTAACAATCAGGTACTCAATGCATATAAGAAACTTGCTAAGAAAATAGTAAAGGAACACTATAACATGACTTTACCATTTGATAGGAGTTTTAATTATCTCTGGTGGATGTATAGTAAAGGAACAAAAGAGGGTGATCTTGGCGACTTTATGTTATTTTCTGAAATGAATCTCTTAAGAGAAACAGATACCATGCATCAAGAAGGATTTGATAATCTTATAAAGATGCTTAGCTCAGGAGATGAGGATAATTTATTTATAGCAATAAAGAGTATTGAATCCTTGAGAAATGAAAGAATAAAGAAACATGGTGAATTTCCTAGTGATGTTACTAAAGCTTCTCCAATTATGCTTAAATTAGCCGAGGAATATGGGAGTAAAATTATGACATCTCACATGGGATATAACAAAAAAAGACAATCAGATGACTGAGCAAGAACTAATAGAAGAAGGATTTGAAAGAGTAGATGTGCTTACAGAAGAAAGTGGTGATAAAAATGATTACTACTACTACTCACTAGAACTTAATCCAAATTTTGTACTTACAAGTGATGAAAGTGATGAGATAGTAAATTCTCAATGGCAAGTTTACTGCTATGAAATTGATGTAACTATCAAAGACATAGAAGATGTACAAGTTCTAATAGGTCTATTTAGCAAGTGGTCTAAATACTAAATCAAATGTTTTCAGGACAATTAGTCAAGACAGACGGGAAACTAGTCTATACTGACAATAAGGACAAGCTCCTCTATCAGCTATTTATAGATAAGTTGATGGACGGGGAAGAAGTTGAGATATTTATAAGTGTAAAGGGTCAAAAAGCTTCAGCAGCACAAATCTCTAAGATACATACATGTATCAGAGTAATTGCTATGGATCTTGGGTATTCATTTGAGGACTTAAAAGTCCTTGTAAAAGAAAAAGCTGGACTGTGCTATACAGTAGAAGATGAACAAAGTATTAAAGTAGTATGCAAATCATTTGCAGACTGTAATATTACTGAGATGTCTTTAGCTATTGAAGCGTGTAATCAGATTGCAGAAGAACAAGGTATTAAACTTGGGTAGGAGGAACATAACCTTCATCAGTAGGCTCAAGCACCTCTTTTTCTTCATAAAGATTTTCTTCTGTAGCAACTCTTTCAATTTCAGTTAATGCAATCATGATTGTATAAAAGCATTGCTCAAATTCAGTCATTTCATTGTATTCACTTTTCATAATCTTCTGAAGTATATCTTCTTTATTAGATTCTTCAGGAATATTTTTGAATAAGTAAAAAAGAGTTCCTTTCAACATGAAATAATAGTTCTTGTTGATTTTAATGCTTACAAGAGCATCATCTTTAAGTTCTTTTATTTTAACTGCCATGAAACAAATATAATAATTATGAGTAACAAATTAGATATTGAAGAGATAAAAGATAAGATCAGTGCTAAGCTTGAACCATCTGGTTGGGCTAGAGTACTGCGGGGTTTTATATACAGCAAAGAGTTTGAAGACATAGTATCTACATTAGCTAAACAATCTAGAGATGGTAAGAGATTTACTCCTACTATGAAGAACTGGTTTAGAGCTTTTGAGGAGTGTCCGTATAGTGAACTCAAAGTAGTAATGGTTGGTCAGGATCCATATCCTGGTCTGAATCAGGCTGACGGAATAGCATTTAGTCTTAGTGAAGCTCAAGAGATGCAACCAAGTCTAACATTTATGCTAGAAGAGATAAACAGAACTGTTTATAATGGTGTCAATGCTTCTCGTGCTATGGATTTAAAACGCTGGTCTAATCAAGGTGTGCTACTACTTAATACTGCTTTGACAACTAATGTAGGTAAGATTGGTCAACATTATCTTATATGGAGACCGTTTATGGCTTATCTGTTTGACTATTTAACATGGAATAACAATGGATTAGTCTATATCTACATGGGTAAGAAAGCAGAAGAATGGGCAGATGCTGTAAATGATAATAACTATAAGTTATTCACAACGCATCCAGCAAGCGCAAGTTATAATAACTTAGCGCAATGGGATTCTAATGGAGCATTTGTCAAGACTGCTGAGATTCTAAAACAGAATTACAAATTTGATATTGAGTGGTAATATGGATGAAATCTTTAATAAGATCATAAAAGAAGGTTTAACACCAAATGCGGTTTATATCCTTTATGCATATAAATCTAATGTTATACCTAACAAAATTGTAAATTCTTCAATTGAAGTAGCAAGATTAACATCTGAAGAATGGTTAGTAAATAACCAGTTGACTACAAAAAGTATTGAGCTTTTAAAAGAGCTTGATGTTTACTTTAAGTCAAGTAAAAAGAAAACATCAAAACAAGTTATGGGTGATGATTTCTTGACAAAAATTGATGAATATTTAGAAATTTTTCCTAAATTTAAACTACCAAGTGGTAAATATGCTAGATCTGATAAGAAGAATTTAGAGAATAACTTTAGATGGTTCTTTGAGGTAAACAGCTATGATTGGGATACAGTCATCAATGCTACAAAAATGTATGTTGATGAATTTGAAAGACAAGGATATAAGTATATGAGAACTTCTCAATACTTTATCCGTAAGCTTAATCCAGCTGAGAAAACATTTGAGTCTGAGTTAGCAAATTACTGTGAGGTATATATGAATGGAGATACTGATTACAATGATGATGGTTATTTTAAAGAAAAAGTAGTATGATTGATAAGAGAAAATTGAAGTTATTGGGAGTAGCAATTCTAGGAAGTGTAATTGGTTATACAGTGATATCATTGTTTATATTACCTGTTACAATTCTGCAATATATAGCTATTGAAGCTATAATAAGTATTTTACACTTGATGTATAATACTGCAAAATCTGCTGATTAAGCAAATCAATTTTTATGGATAATAATAAAAAGGAGACTTCAAAAAAATGGAGTAGTCAAAGAGACGGCTTTAAACAATCTTTGGAATACCTACAAGGTAGGATGAATGGACAGATAAAAAGTCTTAAGACTCCTTGGGCAAAGTTTAATGATGCTACTACTGATGGTATAGAGTGGAATACTCTTACTGTTATTGGTGGCAGACCAGCTAGTGGTAAAACACTTATTGCAGAACAGATAGTAAGGGAATCTTTCCCACTCAACCCAGGTGAGAATTTTAGGGTTCTGCAATTCCAGTTTGAAATGCTAGCAAGAACATCTGCAATACGTGAGTATTCCAGTGTAATAGGAAGATCATATAAGTACTTGTGTAGTGCTGATGGAAAGCTTTCTGAATCTGATTTATTAAAATGTTATGATTACGCAAAGACCAAAGTGAAATATCCCATAGATGTAGTAGAGAAGCCTTGTACCATAGAAGAGTTCAAGCAAATTATAGGGGAGTATATGATGGAACATGCAACTTATGATTCTGAAAACAACATGATTTTACCAAAAGTACTGATTACTATTGATCACTCTTTATTATTTAAGAAAGCAGCATTTGAGAAAGATAAGCATGACATGCTTAATAATCTTGGTGAAGCTTTAACACTAATGAAAAGGCAGTTTCCTATATCTTTTATTGTGCTGAGTCAGCTCAATAGAAATATAGATAACCCTGACAGAAGTGAAGAGGGTAAATATGGTAACTATGTACTTGAGTCTGATTTATTTGGAGCTGATGCTCTGTTACAGCATGCTGATACTGTTATAGGTATCAATAGACCTGCTAAGCAGAAGATTAGATTCTATGGACCAGACAGATATGTAATTGAAGATGACAGAGTTATTGTATTACACTTTCTGAAATGTAGAAATGGTGACACAAGACTAAGCTTCTTCAAAGCTGAGTTTGAAAAGATGAGGCTAATAGAAATGATTACTCCTCCACAGCAGGAGAAAAGATTATCAACAAAACAATAAAGTATGAGTTTATCAACAAAACCAACAGTGAACAGACAAGAAAAAACTGAAGAGTTATTGCAGCATCACACTTGGAAATTTAAGATGATTCAAGAAGAAAACCCTTTATTTATCCCTAAGTGTGCTTATATACCTAAAGGTATGAGTGAGCAACACATTGGCTTCTTTCAAAGTGAAGTCAAGAAAGGTATGGATATTTATACGGAGTTTACTAGTATTGATTTAGATCCTGAAGATCCAAAGAGAGTTCTTTACAAATGGAGATTTAATCCTCATTATGAAGAAGAGTATGCAAAGACTGAGCCAGCTGCTAATGGGCATTACAGATATCTTGTTCCTGTTTCAGAGCTTATGAAAATTGAGTTTGAGCAAGAAACACCTACTCAGAACTCTTTATTCCCAAACTTTGATGCAATTATTGATCCTGACCAGGATGCACCATTAAACAATATCACTTTACGTGATCTTGCAGCAATTATCTTACAGAAACCTGTAAGTCAAAAGCAGTGGTTAAATGAAATAATTAAATCTAAGTAATCATGGGAATAGTATTGCCAACAACAAAAGTGGCTCCGAGTCATCAGAGTCCTAAGAATCTTATTATCTTTTCTAAGCCTAAGATTGGTAAGACAAGTTTATTGAGTACACTTGATAACTGTCTTATACTAGATTTAGAAGGAGGTACTAAGTATCTTAATGCAATGAAGGTAGATGCCAAAACATTTGAGGATATCAAAGAGATTGGTAAGGCTATCAAAGATGCCGGGTATCCGTATAAGTATATTGCAGTAGATACAATTACTGCTTTAGAAGAAATGATTATTCCATATGCTGAGATGCTGTATTCTAAGTCACCAATGGGTAAAAATTGGTTTACTTCAGAAACAGGAGGTAAAGCTAAGTATGGAAATATTCTTGGTTTACCTGAAGGTGCTGGTTATTTCTGGACTAGACAAGCATTTACAAAAGTCATTGAGTACATTCTAACATGGGCTCCATATGTGATCTTTGTTGGTCACGTAAAAGATACTCAGTTAGAAAAAGCAGGAGGTACATTCTCATCTATGGATTTGGATTTAACTGGTAAGCTGAAAAGAATTACAACTTCTAATTCAGATGCTATTGGTTATCTCCATAGAAAAGGTGATAAGAATGTCCTTAGTTTTAGAACTAATGATGATGTAGCTTGTGGTGCAAGACCAGAGCACTTAAGAAATCAAGAAATAGTGATTTCAGAAATTGATGAGAACGGTGAGTATAAAACTTACTGGGACAAAGTATTCGTAGATTAATAACAAATAAAACAAAGAAAGATGGCTTTAAGCACAGCAGGTTTAGGAAAAGAAGGTGGTTCAGGACTACCTAAAACAATTGCACCAGGTAATTATACACTAAAGATTAATAGTGTTTATCTTGATGATTTTAAATTCATTGAGGGTGCAAAGCATTTAATGCTGAATGTTGAGACTGATCCTATTGATGGATTTGAGGGTTTTATGATTGATAAAGATGATGAATCAAAAGGTCATTATGCCGGTCAAATTGGAAGAGTAAAAGCAAATCAATATGCTTTTGCAGATGGGAAAACAAAAACAGGAAGAGTAATAGAAAGAGATAATTCTATTCTTACGTTTTTACATACTCTATGTAAGACATTAGATATGAATGATTGGTTTCTTGCACAAGATAATAAGCATGATACAATTGAAGAATTTGTAGAAGCATTCAATAATGATGCTCCTTTCAAAGACAGATATTTTGATGCTTGTGTTGCAGGTAAAGAATATGAAGGTAAGTCTGGTTATACAAACTATGACTTATGGCTTCCTAAAGGTAGTAAAGATGGCTATGCTATTACTGCTCAGGGAGGTAAAACTCTTCAATATAATGAAGCTGACCACCTCAAGAAATTAGAGGTAAAGGCAGTTGATTCATTTGGAGATGATGATGACTTTAGTGTTCCACCAAGAGCATCTTCTGACTTCAGCCTAGACTAAATAGTTATAGGGGGAGTTGGAAACAGCTCCCCTTTTTCTAATTTTATGGTTATGATATCTACAAAAAACTTAGTTACAAACTTTTCTGATGTTCCTAAAGAATGGATCTTTGAATATTATCTGAATTTAAAAGAAAGACTTACAGGTCAAGATGTAAAGATGCTATCTGCATTTAACTCTAAGGATAAGATTCCTTCTATGTTTATTTACTTTGACACAAGTAAAGCTGAGTATAAGTTTAAAGACTTCTCTTCTGGTTATCAAGGTGATTGTATTAATCTTGTTCAACATCTATTTAATCTTGAAGGTGTTGGTGCCGTAATAGGTAAAGTTATAAATGACTATCAAAACTATTTAACAGACCATACTCCTGCTCAAAGACTTGAGCTACAGTATCATGATAAGTATAAGGTAGTTGATTATGAGATAAGACACTGGACTAATCTAGATGAAGAATTTTGGAAAAGATTTAAACTAGGCTCTAAGATTCTTGAGTATTACAATGTAGCTCCTCTTAATCATTTTACTATGGAGAAAACAGAACAAGATGGTTCAGTATCTTCTTTTACTAGTAGTATTAAGTATCTGTATGGTTATTTTAGAAAGGACGGGAGTCTCTATAAAATCTACATGCCAAAAAATCTAGATAAGAAGTTTATCAAAGTAGAGAATTACATTCAGGGTGTAGATCAATTGAGCTTTGAAAGAGATTATTTAGTAATTACATCTTCTCTAAAAGATTTAATGTGTTTTGTAAAGCTTGGCTATCAGAATATAGAAGCCATTGCTCCAGACAGTGAAAACAGTATGATTCCTGAGAACATTATTAGTCAACTCAAAAGCAAATACAAAAATGTATGTGTAATATTTGACAATGATGACCCAGGTATTAAATCTATGCAGAGATACAAAGAAAGATATGGTCTTAACTATGTTATACTAGACATGGAAAAGGATCTCTCAGATTCAGTTGCTATGTATGGAGTAATAAAAGTTAAAGAGCACTTGCATCCATTACTAATTAAAGCTTTAAAGAATGACAGCTAGTATAAAACAAGATGTGTTGTATGAGTACATGCAACAAGAGAGTAAATATATTTCTCAGATTGATGATTTAGAACGTGTAATTGAAGCTTTAAATATTGATTACAATAACTTTAGAGAATTGTATTTTGAATCAGAAAAAGAGAAACTAGAATTACTTAGATTGATTAAAACATTAAAAGATGAGTTGGGTATATAAAAGTAAAGAGTTTAATGAGTCTTCTATACCAGAAGGTTCTGTTGGATTCATTTATCTTATGACTGCTATCATAGATGGTAAGTCTGTTGCTTATATTGGCAAGAAGAATTTCTTTTCTAATGTAAAGAAAAAGCTTGGTAAAAAAGCTTTAGCCTTGGTCACTGATAAAAGACTAAAGAAATATACCCGTGAACAGAAACCTAACTTTATGAACTACTATAGTAGCAATCAGCAACTAAAAGAAGCTTATAAAGCAGGAGTTATGATTAAAAGAGAAATCTTGATGATTTGTTATTCAGCAACTGAACTAACATATCAAGAAGTAAAGCACCAGTTTAAGTATGAGGTGCTTGAAAGAGAAGAGTATTTAAATGCCAATATACTTGGCAGATTTTACAAAACAAAATAACTATGACAGAATTAGAAATGACAGGCCTTCTGCTTAAGTTGGCTGATCTTGGCGTTACTGGAATTAAAGTACATTATGCAGGGAGTGGAGACTCTGGTGCAATTGAAAATGTTGTGTATACAGCAGAAAAATTAAGCAATATAACAAATGAAGCTTTTGATGAAATTTATGATTTAGATGTTTGGGGTGATGACAGAAATGATTTAAATGACTTAAGCACTGAACTTTGTAGTGAAGTTGACTCTTTTGTTATAGATAGACTTCTTAATGATATTGAAGATTGGTGGAATAATGATGGAGGTGAGGGTACTGTTTGTATCATAGTTCCATCTGGAAAATACAAAATAAATAATCAGATATATATAACTACTGCTGAGGAGTTTATACATAGTGGAGAATTAATAGATAAAACTTTAGATTAATGGCACATCCTTTAGATCATTGTAAATCATCAGTTAAGAGATTTGGTGGACATATACTTGATTACCAGGCAATTCATGATTGGTTTGATGAAACTAAAAAATGGATTGGGCATAGTAAACATAGAATGTTCCGTCACCACAGTGAGGGGATATTTGAATGTGAGCGTGTATTTGGTGTAAGTTTTATTAATTCAGATGGAAAAACTGTATATACAAGATATGTTGGAGAACAGCATGTAAAAGAGGATTGCTTTGGTTATATACCAAGTGCAAAAGAATGGGTAAAGGCTCTTGAGTCTGGTAAACCTGAAGAATGGATGATTAAAACACTTAAAATAGAAGACTAATGGAAAATCAATTTGATATAACTGATGATATTTTAAGAGAAATGGCTGAAAAGTATATGATGGAAGAAAGTTATGGTGAACCTCAACCTGATTTATACGTAGGTTTTTTAGCTGGTTTTAAAGCAGCAATCAAATTAGTAACAATTAAAATTGAAGACTAATGGAAAGTGTGACACATGAAAGTTTACTAGAGAACAACTGGGAATGTACTGATGTAAAAAATCAAAAATATAACCATACTTTTTTACCAGATTTAATATTATTTCTGAGTAAAGACTATGGTATTGATAATAACTATATGATAAAGTTATTATCAACTCCAGATCTTGGAGAAACTGTAAGTTTAAATATAAACTGTGTTACTATTAAGGATTTAGGAGGACTTGCACAT